ATTTTACAAAGATACGAATACCACTCAGGGGGCAACAACAATTCGCATAGCTTCAGAGAAATACTATCTGAAGCAGCAGCGAGATCCAGCGTCACGTAAGAACTTGACGTTGGGTTGATTGAACCTCTGAAAGCCAAAACCTGATTTTTCTTCTGAGAGTCTAGGTCAATATCCCAACGCTTCAAGCGTTTACGGATAAACCCATCGACTCCAAGCTGAAGCATCAGGTTCATAGTTGGCTCGATTGCAATAGAACGCTCAGTATGAGCGTCCTTAGGCACGAAGGTAATTCGATTTCCTTTAACCACCTTTAAAACGTTGTCCCAGAATACTTGTTGATCCAAGATCACATGCGCAGAAATATTGTTGCGCTTACGATAAGAATCTTCTAAGTAACCAAGCCAGCGTTTATTGGTAGAGATCAGGAATCTAGCATACTGAATAGCATCCTTAGTACAGCTGTAGGGCCAATTCTCATATTTGTAATAAATAGATGATTGCCCCTTATAGGTGTCTAGGTTGCTACCAGGTCCATGACGTGACCAAAGCGTCAGGATGTCGAGAGACGGTGCAACTGTCCCCAACAACTTTTGAAGAAAGGTCTTTGCATCTGTAAAGATTGATGCATCGGCCTCAGTTTTCGACCAGCACAGGGCTTCATAACCACAACGGTTATACGCCTGACAAACATCTTCGGCAGCTAGAAATTTCTCTAGGGCCTTAGATTCTCGTTTGTCCTTATCAGTGCTGAACTGAAACTTCTTCAAAAGGGCAGAGAGTTGATACTTCGCACGAGTTGTAGAAACGTGCGGATTGTCAACCAACAGGGTTATACTTACATTCTGTAAACCCCAAAGCTCAGATAGCAATGTCAACGAAAAGAAATCTCGATCCCTGATAATCTGGGATAAGAGATCGTTTTCATCACTACCTAGAAACTCTGCTAGATCATTTCTCAACCAGGACAGTACTTTCCACGGATAATCCGCAGGCAGATGTAGTTTCACCT